GACCACTTGCGTTATTATGTAGCCATAATTGACTTTGAGTACTATTGTAAATATCTATTCCGTTATTAGGAGTCAATATTCCAACACCAAAAGCACCAGATTCAGTAAGTGAAACAAATCCACTTTGGTTAAGTAGAGTCAAGTTTCTTGCAGATGCAGTTCCTAATTTTGCGGTTTCTATTGTGTTACCATAAGTAGAATCTATTGCGATTCCTATTCCGTTATAGTTAGAAGCACCTGTTTTAATAAGTAAACCATAACCGCTATTTAAAGCAGCATCAGCACCTATTGTCGCATTAGGTACGCTTGTGTTAACCCCTAATCTATTTGTTGATGCATCGTAAATAAATCCAGCTTCCGATGTCAAACTATTTGTACCATTCCAATAAGCAACTCTACCATCTGCACCACTACCAGTAATATCAGAAGTAATTGTCCAGCTTCTATCAGCACTCAAATCATAAGAAACTCCATTAATACTTAAAGTCCTTGATGTAGGTACACCTCCTAAACCACTTAAAGTGTAATTAGGTACGTTTAAAGTATTACTTGAGAAAGTTGCAGCACCACTTGAGCCACTTGTTGTTAAGCTAATTGGAGATTGATAATCCGTATTTGCAACGGCAGCAGTTATAACACCGCTAACCGATTTAAGCATTGCATTAGCAACCTTAGATTGATAAATACTACCATCGGCACTATTTACTCTTAGGTTTTCAGCACCTAAAGTAATCACCGAGAAGTCGCCTTCTGAAGTGATACTCATAGCACCTTCAAAGTTCCTCAAATTAGCCGTATTAGTGCTAAATAAAGCCAATCTAACCCCATCTGTTCCTGTAATACCAGAGTTAGCCGTATGAAGCCATAAATAGGAACTTGTGCCATTATATATATCTAATCCTGTATTAGGAGTCAATAAACCCACCCCTAAGTTCCCAGCCTCCGTTAATGATATAAAACCGCTTTGGTTTAACAAGGTTAAGTTCCTCGTTAAAGCCGTTCCTTGTTTTTCAGTTGATATTAAGTTGCCGTATGTTGAATCAGTTGCAAATCCAATACCATTGTAGTTTGCATTATCATTTTTAAGCAACAAAGAGTAACCACTATCAGTAGCAGCGTTTGCACCAATCGTTGCATTAGGAACTGAAGTATTAACCCCAAGTCTATTAGTTGAAGCATCGTAGTTAAACGCAGCCTCACTTGTTATGCTTGTACCACTATTGAAATAAGCAATTTGTGTACTTGCTCCTGTTCCTGTAATTGGGTCAGTTATAGTGTTTTGCTTGTTATTGAAAGTTGACCAATCGGTAGAACTTAATTTACCTGTATTTGTAGCCGAAGCCACAGGTAGGTTAAAAGTATGTGTATCGCCAGTTGAAGCTATCGCAAAGTTAGTTCCAGCCGTTCCTGTTGTTAAGAATTGTGATTGGTCAGTTAAGTTATTTAAAGAAACCATCCCTTTAGATAAGGTTGTAACCACTTGACATAAATGTCCGTTCTCAGTATGTAAAGTAACTGTTCTACTATCAACATTTACATAGATTCTAATTGCCAATCTATCCGTTAAAGCTAAAGTAGCAGTAGCCACAGGAATAGCAAAATAATAAGGTGCAATGATAGTTCCTTGATTAATAGATTCTGGAACTCCAGCACTTGTACCTAATAAGGTAAAAGTTGTGCCATCGTACTTGTAAAGTTCTGCATAAGTAAAAGGGTTACCTGTATTGTTATTTACGCTAAAATAAAACTCACAATTAAAGTTTCCGCCAGGAACTATTGTTACATCAGGGTCATTAACATCTGTAATATAATTTGCCACATATCCATTAGATGAAATAGCAATATCAGTTCCACCACCTATGATTGGGTCTTTACTTAATTCTCTATAAGCTACTCCACCGATTGTACCTTGTGAAACACTTGAATTAAGATAGTAACTAACCGAACTACCACCACCACTTGATGTTGGGAAGTCAGCTAATGTACCATCACCACGAACATATTGAGAAGCAGCACCATCTAAAGCGGTTACTACACCACTATTAGCCACTACTGGACCTTGTATATCCCTAATCTTTGCTTCGCCTGTAACTTGTAATTGACTCATAATATTTTATTGAAATAATCCTCTAATATATTCCCCAGCTGCTAATGCTCTACCAAAAGTAAGAACTCCTGTCGCACTCACAAACTTCACATCATCTCCTGTTGGAACTCCGCTTGTTAAAATGTTTTGTGCATCCACACCACCTCTTGAAACGTAAAGACAAGCATAACCAATCGTGTCTGCAAAAGTAATTGATGTTTCTCCACCACTTGCCGTGTAACCTTTTGTCTTAACAGGGTTTGCGCCTACGATAATCACACCGCTTGGGTCTACCTCTGTTCCTGTTGTATTGTATGCTCCGCTACCTTGTAGGCTAATATTGTAAGTAGCCACATCATTTTGAGGTGCGTTTATTGCTAAACTTGTTATATTACAAATTCCGTTAATAATTGTTAAACCATCAACTCCATTATCCACCACAAACTTAATCTCTATTGCTTCTCTTGTTAATTGCTTATCTAACATAAACAAATATGAAAAACCACTCAAAGTAATTAAACCATCACAGGTTACACTCCAAGAAGCTATATCGTTCTTAAATTGTCTAAACCAAGCACTTGATTGACTTGTAACTTCTTTTTGTTCTACGCTTACATTAAAAGTACAAGTTGTACTACAAGCAAAAGCCACATCCACCTCTGGGTCTACATCTGTCCTATGCCAATAAAGCATTACGTTATTTCCAATTACTGCTGCCATATTACAAAGTTAAAGATTTATATTAAAGTTTAAGTTCCAAAATGGTCCAAGTTGACCAGTGTCTGTAATATATTCAATAAACGTAAATACGGCTGCATCATCGTTAAATATCTCTATTAACTGAATTCCATTTACTTGTTCAAAATAAGAGTTAGTGCTTAATCTATTAATTGCAAACTTTTTGCCACTATATGATAAATGACCAGTAGAAGTATCCGTTATTGTATATACCTTATCTAAATTTATGTATCCGTTATCAGCTTGTATTGCTCCCAAATCCCCTTCTAAAGTAGCTATATTCCTTTGATAATTCTTAACATACTGATAAGCTAAAAAAGTAAGTACTTGTGATCTATCTATATCTAAATATTCAAAATACCAATCTGTTAAAAATACCCCATCCGAATCGTATAATGAACCTAAGGTTAAAACTTGTTGACCAGTAGTTGAAGGGTAAATCTGCCCATAAGGTATTTCAAACACTTTTAAAGTTGATTGGTCATTTGTAGCAGAGTTATTTACTACGGCATATTGTACTTCTGTTTGACCTTGTGTAAGTACAAAATTCCTAACCTCTGTGCTATTGTTATCGCAAAGTATTTTAATATTTAAATAACCCATTAAAAAAGTAGTACCAAAAACACCAACTAAAAATGGAGGAATACTTTTAGTAAAAGTTGCCCAATCATTCTTACCATCCCAAGCTGGGAAAGTTATATAAGTAGATGCGTTTGTCTGCCAATTACCAGCATTATCTAAATATTTATTTCCTGATCCTGTATTTAATAAAGCTATTTGTATTTTAATGTCAACACTATTTTTATGCTCTATCTTTAAAGTTGTAGGAAAGCCACCAAGATAAGGAGTATATAAATATGAAGTAGATGGTCCTAATATTTCTAAGTATGCATCTCCTGTACCAGCTGATAAAAAGTAACTATTAAATTGTTCGTTTGGATAATCTATTACATAAGCCTGAGCCGTACCAGTTAAAGTAGTAAACCAACCATTAGCACCTAAATTAGGAGAAGTTCCAAAAGTTGTTTTTAAGTCAGCATTATGAATTAAGTTAATTGGAGAACTATATTTATTTCTTAACTCAATATTATAAAATCCTTTCCTTAATATTTTTGTTTGTGTATTGTCTATAAAATGAACGTTACCATTTTCGTATGGTGCAATATTTACAACATTATCTAACAATCCTGAACTATGTATTGTAATTGCTGAACCTACATTGTACTTTGTGTAATACCTTGTTGTAGCAGCTATCTCCATTGTAGAAGAAATCCACCAATCGCCATTTGCTTGATACATTCTGCAATTGTAAGTACTTAACATATTTGTAAGTATGTCATAATAACTTAATCCTACAAAATCCCTTCTATATTGATATATCTGTGAAAAAGGTTCGTTTGCAGTTCCATCCGCTCTATTTAACATACCATCTGCATAAAAAGAAGCAGCAATAACTAAAAACAAATCTTCTGGATAACCTATTAAACGCAAAGCATCAAAAATCACTTCTGACCATTGTTGAGTTGAATTAATACTTGCAGCTACAATATAAACTTGTGCCTCTAAAAAAGATACCGCATCAATACAAACTAAAGATGCTTCATTTAATCCTGTGCTAAAACCTATTTGAGCATAATCATTAAACAAAAATCCTCTCCAAATAACAGTAGCACCTTCTTTATATATTACCCAATATTTTCTATCATTCTTACTAAGTACATCTGGGAATTGCGTATAATCATCTTCCGTTTCTAATATTATACTAAAATTTAATTGAGTACTAATAATAGTAGGGTAAGGTAACTCTTGACTTGAGTTAGGTTGCAATATAATAGAAGTTGGAGTATAAGTCTTTACTATACCAGCCGTGTAATCTTGTTCGTAAATTTCTATTGTTTGAGTGTTCTCATTTCGTAGAATTTGACTTATGGTATATCTTAATCCGTATGGCATTATGCTAAAGATATTGATTGTCCTTTTAAATTAGATGCTTTCTGCGCTCTGTTTGTAGCTAATAACAAATCTTGTCCTTTTAGTACAAATTGACCTCCACCATTACCTCCAAATAACATTCCTAAACCTGAACCTATTGAACTACCAATCTCACTTGTACCTCCTGATATTCCAGCCATAATTGCTTTAAACAATAAAGCCTGTGCAATCATTTGTACTAACTGAACAACTATCTGCTTAAATGCTTGTTCTAAAGCCAACCCTATATCTTCTCCCATAGCCATTGCTTCAATTACACTATTAAATGCTGGTGCAATTAAGTTTGTAATTTCTTGCGTTTGTGCCAATTGCATATTTAAAATTGCTTGAGCCTTTGCTTGTTCATTTATATCACGAGTTGCACTAATAGCATTAAAGCCACTTGTTCTACCACCCAATGGTGCATTACCTGTTGGACTTGTTATTGTAGGCGCAGCACCTCTTTCCATTAATACAGGAGCAGTCATTTCAGGAGTAATTTCTCTTGCTTGTTTGCCTATTCGTTGTATGTTATTAGCTACTTCTTTAGTTGTATTTGCTAATTGCTTTGCACCTTTATCTAATACATAAAATGGATTATCTAATGCTAAAGTTATTGTATTAGCCAATTCAGTATTTAAACTAATAATTCCACTTCTTAATTGTAATGCAGCGTTACGAGCATCTAAATTAGCATCTTTTGCTTTAGCTATTGAACCAGCTTGAACAATTGATGCATCCGAATATCCATTAGACATTTTGGTAGTCATCTCCAAAACCTTGTAATACTCTCTACCTGTTTCTAAAATCCTTTTATTTGCATCGGATAAAGCAATTGTCTTGTTAGCAATTTCATCAATATATCTTGATGTTATCGCTTGAGCAACCAATGCTTTTGTATATAAATCTACCGCTGATCTTGCTTGGTCAACATTTGTAATTGTTGCAGCATAAGCACTATTAACTTTACCTAATTCGTTTTGAACTGCTTTTAACGCTTCAGCCCTTCTTGCATCACTTACACTTGCATTTTGTGTAATTGTCAAATATGCTTGTAGTCTTATTCCTGTTTCACTTGCTTCGGCTCTTGCATCACTTAAACTTTGTGCAAATTTATCTTCTGCTTTTGTAGCTTCGTTTGTGCCATTTATAAAATCTGCTATTTTAGGACCAAATGCGACTATAATAGATGAAACCGCACCTAAAGCTAATCCAATACCTGCTGGACCCATTAAACCACCAGCCATTGCTTTTAATGCAGCACCTGAACCACCAGCCTCTTTTTGTAATCTTTGGAATGATTCTAATAAAGGGTTTAAGTTATTCGCAATACCTATAAATCCATAAGGAGCATCTTGAGCAACCCTTGATAAGTTAGTTAAAGCATTTGTTGCTTGATTGCTTGTACTTGGCAACGTTTTAAAAGCAGTACCTAACTTTGTTGTTGCGGTAACTGTTTCTTGTATATTTTTTACCGCTTGTTGATTGTCTGCGGTTATCGTAATTTTTAACGTTTCTTGTGCCATTTTATTATTTTACTCCATACAACTTTAATGTCCTTTCCAATTGTTCTTGTGATATTTTTGGCTTATCCTGTTCAACTTCATCACTTGGCAAAGGAAAGAAAGATTTTATACTCTTAGGACTTTTATCGCTTGTATTAGCTTTATAAATCAAGTAACTAATCATTCTTGTACGTTCCCATTCCTTTACCTGTTTATTATCATAAGCCTTTTTATATAACAAAAATTCTCGCCACGTCAATTGCCAAAACTCGTTAATCGTTAAGCCAACTTCAATAGCGAGAATAATTATTGAGTCCCAACTATAAAACCCTAATTTTTTTTTTCATCCGTGCCTTTCTCTGGCTTTAAATCTGGAGTCATTGAGTCTTGCATATATCTCATAAACTCAACCAATTGTCCATCTTTTGCCGATAAGCCACCTACTTGATCTATCCATTCACACACATCAAATTCATCAAAGTCAATAGGCTTTTTAAGGCTCTTGCATCCACTTTCTGCTGCGGCTTGAACAATATGAACGATTGTATCTAAGTCATAAATACCTCCAGATAAAACCTCGATTAGCTGCATTAGATTTTTGTTCTCTAATTCGCAAAACCTTTTCATTGCCCAAGTTCCCCACTTTAAGTGGATTGTGTTGTTGTCAGTCTTTAATTCGTACATAGTTTTTTATTTATTATACAGTTTCAGTTTGTGTAATAGGAGGTACACTTACTACAAAAGTTGCAGTAAACTTAACATCATCCTTATCATCAGCAGTAACACCGAAATCGCTAATAAACACTAAAGAACCAGCACCACCATAAGTGATATCACCAGATACTGGAACTGCCTTACCCATCTTGATTGCAAATAAAGTCTTTGCAGCGTGAGCAGCATACAATTGTTGGTAGCTATCTTTAGCTGGAGTTCCTGTTTCATCAATCGCAAAACCTTCACACTCAAAAGATTGAGAGAAAGAAGGTGCTGGAGTGTACTCGTTACCACACTTAGATGTTGCATCAATTGTGTCATTAGTCGATGTTAATGAGTTGGTAGTCAAACAAGCAACAGGCTTGAATGTTCCATCATTGTTTATGTCAGCTAAAAGAATATAATCTCTTGCGCTTACTTTTGTTTCTGGCATTTTATTTAATTTTAAATTTGTGTTATTAT